TACTGCTCGCGATTCGCGCGATCCAGTGGGACATGCTGATCTGCGACGAAAGCCACTACCTCAAAAACCCGGACGCGAAGCGCACGCAGGCCGTCGTGGGCCGTGAGAAGAAAGGCGTCGTCGAGCAGGCGCCCATTGATGCGCGCCGAAAAGTCTTTTTGACCGGCACGCCGATCCCCAACCGCCCCATCGAAGGCTGGACGCAATTCCACTACTTGGATCCGGTCGAATTCCGCAGTTTCTTTGGGTACGCGAAGCGCTACGCGGACGCGCACCAGAATGGCTATGGCTGGGACTTCAGCGGCGCGGCGAATCTTCCCGAGCTGCAGGACAAGCTCCGGGCCACAATCATGATTCGCCGACTGAAAGCAGACGTGCTCACGGAACTGCCGGCGAAGCGGCGCTCAGTAATTGAGATTGAGCCCAATGGCGCGGCCGGCGCGGTGGCTGCAGAGTTGCGGGCGGCGGCAGAGCATGAAGAGGCAATGCTCACGATGCGAGCAGCAGTCGAGCTGGCGAAGGCGTCCGACGACCCTGAGGATTATCGCGCGGCGGTCGAGCGGCTAAAAAAAGCGGCCCGCGCCAAATTTGACGAACTGAGCAAACTGCGCCACGCAACCGCGGTCGCTAAGATCCCGTACATTGTCGCGCACTTGAAAGACATCGTGGAGGCCGGCGAAAAGGTGGTGGTCTTCGCGCACCATCACGACGTGATCGAGGCCATCGCGACGGAATTCGGCGGCGACGCGGTGCTGCTCTACGGCGAGGTCGGGATGGAAGCGCGCCAGGCGGCGGTTGACAGATTCCAGACCGACCCGACCTGCAGCGTCTTCGTCGGTGGCATCCTGGCGGCCGGCGTCGGCATCACGCTCACTGCAGCGAGCCACGTGGTATTCGCCGAGCTCGACTGGGTACCGGGCAACATGACGCAGGCGGAAGACCGCTGCCATCGCATCGGACAGCGCGACATGGTCCTGGTCGAGCATCTGGTGCTCGAAGGCTCGCTCGATGCCCGCATGGCCACAATCCTGGTCGAAAAACAGGAAGTGCTGGCCGCGGCGTTAGACACCGAGCGCGAGGAAATCGCGGAGGCGCCGGTACTGCCGACGAAGGAGCGGGCGGCCACAGAGAGCCTAACCCGGCGCAAGATCGATGACGCGGTGGTAGCGATGTCGCCCGAGCGCGTAGCGGCCATCCACGAGGGCCTGCAGATCCTGGCAGCGATGGACGGAGACCACGCCCGCGACCTCAACGGCATGGGATTCAGCCGGATCGACTGCCAGATCGGCCACTCACTCGCTGATTGCACAAGACTTAGCGCGCGCCAGGCGGTGCTGGGCGCGAAGCTGGTCAACAAGTATCGCCGGCAACTGCCAGAGGCGACGCTGGCAGCGGCGAAGGAATAGCCGAGGCTGCGCCACCGGGCGTAGCCAAGGTCCCTGTTTACCATCGGGAGGATGTATGAGTGCGGAAAACCAAAACGACGCGCCTAGTGGCCCAGCAAAGGCCCTTAGCGTCGAAATTGGTACATTTGCGATATCTGAGGCATGGAGCCAACGCGAGACGTGCGCTCTTTGCCGATATTGGGCGCACCGCGGCTACACCGCGCCCGATGTGCCGCGTGAAACAACGGGATGAAACGGCGGTATACTCGCCATTCGATGCATTTTTACCGTTTGCGGTCATCTGACACGATAAGTCTATGAAAGCAAAGCTACAAATCGAGTACTGGCCTATCGAGCGCTTGCGGCCGTACGCCGGCAATCCGCGCAAGAATGACGCGCAAGCCGTTGAAAAGATGCGGCAAAGCATCCGCGAGTATGGTTTCGCCGTGCCCGTGCTGGCGAAGACGGACGGGGAAGTGATCGACGGGCATCTGCGACTGAAGGGCGGAATCGCGGAGGGCATGACGGAGGTGCCGGTCATTCCGTCCGACGACTGGACGCCGGCGCAGGTGAAGGCATTCCGGCTGATGGCCAACCGGTCGGTGAACTGGAGCGCGTGGGACGAGGACTTGCTTCGCGTGGAATTCGGGGAGCTGAAGGCGCTGGATTTCGACTGCGCGCTGACCGGCTTCGATGTGCGCGAATTCTCGGAACGATCGGCCAACGGCGATAGCGCGCCAGCCATCGGCGACCTGGAATATCGAATCGTGATAGACTGCGCTTCAGAAGCGGCTCAAGCCGAGATGCTGGAACGATTTACAAGCGAAGGTCTTACATGCCGAGCATTAATCTCATAGTCGAATCTGAAATCTCGCGGACGGCGCGCGCTCGGCAACTTGAAGCCATGTTTGACGTTCCGCCCGCGACGAAATGCCGTTTGGAATGGGCCGGCGATATTCCGATTGATGCCAACGATTGGAACATAGGTTTGATCGTGGGGCCGTCCGGGAGCGGCAAGAGTAGTATTGCGAAGCACGTCTTCGGCTCAGACTATCACCCGGCGTTGGAATGGACTGGTGCATCTGTAATCGACGATTTTGCGGCGCGGCTGTCCATGCAAGATATTTCGAGCGCGTGCCAGGCGGTCGGTTTCAACACGATCCCTGCGTGGTTGCGTCCGTTCTCAGTGCTCAGCACTGGCGAGCGTTTCCGCGTGGATCTGGCGCGGCGTGTACTGGAACTGCCCGACCCCGTCGTCGTTGACGAATTCAGCAGCGTTGTCGATCGGCAAGTGGCGCAGATCGGCAGCCACGCGGCCCAAAAATTCGTCAGGAAACATCAGCGGCGTTTCGTGGCGATCTCTTGTCACTATGACATTGTGGATTGGCTACAACCGGATTGGATCTTTGAACCGGCCACGATGCATTTCGCGCGGAGGTCGCTTCAGCGACGCCCACAATTGGAGATTACTATCGGTCGCGTGCCCTATAGCGCGTGGCGAATCTTCTCTCCATTTCATTATCTGACGGCGGATTTGCACCGCGCGGCGCAGTGTTTCGCATTGTTCGTTGGTGATCGCGTGGCGGCCTTTGGCGGCATGTTACATCGGCCGCACCCGAAAGTACGCGACGTGATGGGATTATCGCGGCTCGTGACGCTTCCAGACTGGCAAGGGTTAGGTCTGGCGATGATCTTGTCCGACACGTTGGGATCCGCCTACAAAGCCATCGGCAAGCGAATGCACACGTACCCGGCGCATCCGTCGTTGATTCGCAGCTACGATCATTCCGCCAAATGGATTATGACAAAGAAACCGGGAATATTCTCCTCGTTAACCGGAAATCAAGACCCTCGGTTTCATGGCCGCGTGGATATGGGCGGGCCTCCCAGCAAAAAGACAACGCGCGAAGGCGGATTTGGGCAACGCCCGTGCGCCGTCTTTGAATATTGCGGCGACGCGATGGAGAAATCAGACGCCGTCCGTCTGTTGGCCGCGGCGGCGCGTGCTACAGTAGCGGTGTAATGGCAGGCCGCAGACCATACGAGCCGACGCCAGCAGACCGAGCCACAGTCAAAGCCCTCGTCGCAGCCGGCGTAACTGAAGCCCGGATCTGCCCGTGCATCGGATCGTACGGCATAGCAGAGAAAACCCTCCGCAAACATTTCAAGCGCGAACTCAAGACCGCGCGCAGCGAAGTGACAGCGCTGGCGATGTCCAAGCTACTCGCAGGCATCCAGGTCGGCGAGGCCTGGGCAATTAAGCTCTGGATGATGGCGCGCGAAGGCTGGACGGAACAGGCGCGCATCCTGCAAGAGGGCGGTGGTACGGTTGTGAATGTCAATGTCAGCCCAGGCGAATTGCTCCGTAGCCGAATTGCTCAGCTCGCTTCCCGCGGCGATGCAGGAAAAGTTATTGAACTCACTGACAGAGGAGCAGCAGGCGAGACTGATGCACGACTGGCGCGGGTTCTGGGCCCGGCCAAATCAGCTTAGACCTCCCGGCAAGTGGCGCTACTGGCTTGTGCAGGCTGGCCGCGGCTTCGGCAAGACGCGCACGGGCGCAGAGACCGTCCGCGAGTGGGTCAACGAAGGCTATCGGCGGATCCACCTGGTGGCGCCCACCGCGTCGGACGCCCGCGACGTCATGGTGCAGGGCGAATCTGGGCTGCTGTCCTGCTACCCGCCAGAGGAGCGGCCGATCTACGAGCCATCGCGCCGGCTGATTACGTGGCCCAACGGCGCAGTGGCGTACACCTTCTCTGCCGATGAGCCCGAGCGGCTCCGCGGCCCGCAGTGCGAGGCCGGCTGGTGCGACGAGATAGCGGCGTGGCGCTTTCCCGAGGCCTGGGACAATTTCCTCTTCGGGTTG